AGTGTTTCTTGATGAATTCTCTCATGACTTCTTGAATTTGAACATACCCCACAGGATTGAAACTTCGCGGTATTGAACCTGCTGAACTTTGCGTGGTTTCTTCGTGCGTGGCTCTGTAAAGTTGATAGATGTCTGTCCGACTATCTTTCGTTTGCGTCCCCTCGGATGACTCAGGTTTAATTGTCGTCGTCTCATCTTGATGGCTTCTGCTGTCCTTCCGAGTTCCTGTGCTATCTGCTCGTCCGGTACTCCGTCTTCATATCGGACCTTCAAGGTTTTCATCTCTGCCTTCGTCCAGTTTTTTCTTTCTCTGTTCATCGTGACTTGTATTTGCGTTGTGATTTGTACTCGTCTTCTATCTCAAGCTCTTGCTGGTATGGGCTTATGAATGCCCTCCAGTGGTCGGGTTGTGTCCTGTGGTATGGGATGGTTCTCCACTCGCTCCCGTCTCATCGGTGTACCTCGTAGTCGAAGCGAGGCAGGTCTATCCCGAGGATGCGGTGTGTCCATGCTACGAGGTAGCGTCCGGGCTCGTCAGGGGTCCCCGTGGACCACATCTCTCGCGCTCTCATGGCTCTACCTCTTGCTTGATGATGTCACGGCAACGAAGGGCAAGGCGTGCAGCCGAGAGGACCACCTCGTCGTAGCGGTTCTGGGTGGGGTCACCTGCCACCTGCATAGCCACCCCCACAGCCCACGAAGCGATGATGCCCTTGGTAGCGTCAGGATCCTGCTGACGAGAACCCCCCGGGGTGAAGCCGGGCTTGTCGAGCTTCAGGCGTGGCCCCCACTTCGTCTGGAGGTGTTCCTTGATGACTACCTCGTCGCCTACCTTCCACTTGTCAGCGGAGAGGGCGTTGACTTCTCCTATCATCCCGTTCTCGAGGATGCAGTCGAACTTATAGAATGTCTTCCCCTGTGCTTCGAAGGTTCCCTGCGGGGTCAGGTTTTGAATTTTGGTTTGTTCCATTGTGTTTTGGATTGGAATTTCTTTGAGTTTGTGGACGTTGTAGGAGCGGCCTGCCAGCTCCATAGCTATCGACATAGCCGTATCGTAGTCGGGAGCGTTGAATTCTTCCTTCTCCCAATCGTCCTTATCGCGACCGAAGATGAGCAAAGCCTCCCAGCGTTTCATGTGTTCTTCTGGATGTCTCGTTTGAAGTCAGCCCAGAGGCGGTCGAACTTGGCCTTGAAGTCGTCGGCGTAGTATTCTACCTCCTTGCGGGTGATGTGTTCTATCCATTCGTTGTAATCCTTGGCGGGATTCTCTGGGTAGACGGTGTGGCTAATGCCGTTTGGTTTGAGCATGGTATTTAGGTTTTAGTCAGGGTTTGCCCTGTCATGTGTTGTGGGTGCGTCGGGTTAAGTCCTGACGAGTATTTTGTTTCATTTGCTTGACGTATTCGTAGACGGCCAGAGCCACTCGCACTTCAGAGTCGAAACGTGCGGTGCAGTAGGTCTCGAATTCGAAAAGGTTTCGGAGCATCTCTTTCTCATTCATCTTCTTCATCGTCTAAAAATTCACAATGCTCTCCGCATCGGAAGCAGATGCCCATATCCTCGTCGCTGGGCCAGCCGCAACAATCGCTGTTTCTCATATCAACGGTTTTTGAAGTCCAAGTAATAAGCCATCGCGAGGCGGAACTTCTCGATTTGTTCGTCGCTCATGGTCTTGAATTCGTTCCTGCGGAGTTTCAGGATGATCTCGGTGGCGAGGTCTTCTCCGTAGATGGGTTCTTTTTTCATGGTTTTATTTTTTGAAGAGGCGCTTCATAATTTCTGCGTGTGCAGCTTTCACGATAGGGAGGTCTGAAGGAGCGTTCGCGCAAAGTCCCATCAAGTCAGTGGTTTTTGTTGCTTGAATGTCTGCGAGCTGGGCGGGGGTGAGAGAATGATTCATCGTGTTGTGTGTTTGTGTGTTATTCATGTCCCAAATATACAACTCTTTTTTCATTCTCCAAACATTTCGAAAAGTTTTTTTAAAAAAAAAAGACCCCCCGACGTTTCGGAGGGCCTTCCAACCTGAATAACGTATGCTCTACTTCTCGAAGAAGGAAAGGCACAGAGGGGTCACTCCGACCCCGCACAATACAATGCCCTCCCAAGATAGGCCAAATTCATGAATCTGCCACAAGGCTTCCATCACAATCGCACCCCCGAGGGTTCGCTTCGCACTCCACCGACGTAGGTCTCCCTTCGTCTTGAAGATTTCCGTCACGTCGAGGCGTGAGATAAGGCCCAGCCACGGGTTCATGTTGCTTCTCTGATTTGCCATATATAAGTATCGTTGCGTTCCGTGCATCGTGCCCACCACCCTCCGAGGCGTGGCGTGGCGAAGTTCTTCTCCGTAGCCCACCCCGCGTACCTGTCGCCCAGTTTCTTGTACGATCCCATCCTCAAGTGGTGAACCGTCCTCTGCTCAAGGCGGAAGTGATGGTTCAGCCTGTCGATAGTTACGGGCAGATGCCACTTCTGATGGTCGTGGCCTCGCAAGATGAAGTCCGCGTCGGGGAAATCCTTCTGGTCTATATCAGCCCCGAGGATGCCCTTGGAACGCTTCGCCCCACCTCCATATCCGTGGTGATAGTGAACGTTAAATCTACGCTTCGAGGAGCCGTTCCTGTGCGTCGTAACAACCAACCACCCGGCATAACCCCCCACCTCGACATGACCCCCAGCTGTGTTGATGATTTGTGCCACCCTGTCGAT